AATGGTTTCGTTAGCTTTGAACCAAGCTGCAGCTATGGGTGCAGCAGTGCGAGCAGCGATTGATGGTGCTAAAGATATGCCAGATCCTATTTCAAAAATCGCTTATTTCGTCACTACTTTAGCGACGTTTATGGGAATAATCGCATCGACTATTTCACAAGCAAAACAAATAGCGAATAGTGGGAATATTAGTGTAGGTGGTGGCATAAATCCTGCACTCACGAATAATGTAAATCAAAATTACAACGCTGTGCAGGAAAACAAGGCTACTGAAGCTCCTCCACAGCAGGTCTACGTTTTAGAAAGCGACATTACATCTACTCAAAATAGAATTCGTAGAATTAGTGTAAATCAAGTGTTATGAAAAGTATATATATATATTTTAATAATGAAATCGCAGATATATACTATAAAGATAATAGTAAAAATCTGCACTGCACGATTAATTTATACACTGATAGCAAAAATATTAGAGAGCAATTTCGTAAAAATTTACTGCAACGTTACTGGGATAGATTAGAAATTAATGATATAGATGATTTAAAAATGATAGTTAAAGATAGTTTTGTGCAGATTTTCACGTTACAACGTGAAAAAATTGATAAAAATGATTAATTAATAGAAAAATTACGTATATTTGTAAAAATTAATTTATATGGATGTATATAAAATCGACGAAACTAAAGATATTGAGATGGTTGTGAACTCGTTTGTCTCCGAACCAGCGACGGAGAAGGAGTGGCTGTTTTTCAATAGGAAAAAACAGGTATTGAATTTTTATGATGACGAACAGCAGATAGTTACAAGTGTTGTGATGTTGGCTAATACTCCAATTTATCGAAATGATGCAGGTTATGAATATAAGTTAGTATTTACTCCAGATGCGATAAAAAAAATGGCTTTTGACTATTTTAGTAAAAACGGGTTCAACAAAATTAGTATAGAGCACGATGGTAAAGAGATTGAAGGTGCAGCTATTCTATTAGAAAGCTATTTTGTAGATAATATAAAATCAGTGCCACAAAAATTTGGAAAAATCCCTGATGGCTCGTGGATAATGAGTTACAAAGTAGTGGACAAAGAGATTTGGAAAATGATAAAAGAAAAGAAACTACGAGGCTTTAGCGTGGAGGTCATAGCTGATTTAAAAAAATTGAATTTGAATTTAAATAAAAATACAAACCAACAAAATCAAAAAAATATGAAAAAAGAAAAACAAAAAGAAAAAACAAAAGAAAAATTCCTTGATGCTGTAACAGATCAAGGTGTGCAAGTAACTTTTGATGCTCTCGAGGTCGGACAGCTAATTTACGCAGTTGCAGAAGACGGCACAAAGGTAACATTAGAACAAGGCACGTATTTAATTAACTACGAGGATAGAGTTTATGAGGTCGTAGTCGGCGAAAATGGTACTATTACTGAAATTAACGAGGTTACTAGCGAAGAGGCTATGAGTAACGATGATGTTAAGAAAACATTAGATGAAATGAACAAAAAAATTGCTGAAATAGAAGAAAAAATAAATTCTTTTATGACAGCGAAACCTACTGCTACTGCTACTGCTAAAAAGACTAAACCGCTGACGGATGATAGTAATAGTAATACTCGTACAGATTTTTCAAAAATTAAAGTAAAATTTTAATAAAAAGGAGGTAAAAAATGAAAGAATTTAATTTTAAAGTAGATAGAAAGATATCTACAATGCAGATAGGTAAAAATAAGTATAAATTTGCTATTGATAAAAGTGGTGCTACTGACATTAACATTACACAAGACAAAATTGAAGACGTTATTTATAGTATTTTTGACAGTAGTGAGTTTCTAGACCTTGTTAGAATAATTACAAATATAAAAGGCAAACAAAAAATTCCAAAAATCTATTTGCAGGGTGTACAAGGTGCTGGCAACGGGCTTGTAGATTCAACAGGCTGTGGCTTTGAAGACACTACCGAAATGGTCTTGTCTGACGTAGATATAGAAGTAACTAAAAAAAGAATGGGTTTAGAGCTATGTTTAGATGAACTAGTGAACATGGTGCTCGAAGTGCATATTTCCGATGGTGCACGTAATGAAAATTTAGACATAAATGAAGCTTTGCTCGCATATTTCGCACAAGTTTTAAGAAAAAACATACAGGAATATGCTTTTGCAGATGGAACAGATGGTTTATTAACAAAAATTTTGACAGATGGTACTGCACCTACTATCTCTGCTACTGATCCTCTCGAAATTTTACTAGCACTTTATGAAAATCTACCAAGTGGGTGGCAAACTTCAAACGAGGCTAATCCTGTAATTTTTATCAATTCTGCTATGATGACAGCTATAAGGGGGCAAATTTTTAGTTCGACAGCTCCTATAACTTCATCGATAGAAATTGTAAATAATAGGTTTAATCTACCTCTCACAAACGCAGTGGTAGTGGCTTCTCCACATATGCCGATAAGCGGTAACAAAATGCGTGCAGTAGCGGGGATTTCAAACTACCTATTTTTAGCTACAGATTTAGAAAGCGATTTCGATGATGTTAGAGTTTGGTATAGTAATGATAATGAGACTATTCGATTTTCCTCGCAAGTATATCTCGGCACTGCTGTAGCTGATATTACAAGTTTTGTGAAATATATAGAATTATAGAAGGAGGCAGTTATGATTTGTAAATTAACAAATGGTATAAGTTTGAAAGATTGCGACACACCCGGCGGCGTGTCTGAATCTTATTTTATAAATATTGAAGACGTTGACACCTTGACTGTTACTGATTTTCAAGTAAGTGCTTTGACTTTAAAAACTGATGCAAAAGCGTATAAAATAGCTTTCGAGCCTGAAACGAGTAATTTCTCGAGCAATGCAGTTGGAAGTCAGGAGAACTCAAGTGCAGCTTTTGAGCAAGCGTGCGAAATAAAAATTAATAAAGTTGATAACAACGTTTTAAAACAAATCGACGCTTTGACAAAAGGCAGGCACCTTGTGATTATTCAAAAAAATGATAAAACCTATGAAATGTATTTTCACGAAGGGGGAGCGAAGTTTGTTGCTAATTACACAACAGGCACTGCGTTAGAAGACGCTTCTGGAGTAACTTTGACAGCAACTCACAGACAAACTTCAAACATGCTATTAGTTTCCGCTACAGTAATGAGTTCTTTAACTATAGCTGAAGAAACACCATAAAAAAATAAAAATTAAAAGGGAGTTAAAAACTCCCTTTTTTAAAATTTAAATTCTATGAAGGCTATAAAATTAGAGATAAACATACCAAAACCTTCTATAAAAAGCACGAGTGGAGATATAATAAAGTGGGGGGATAGAGACAATTACTCGTATTTTCTTAATTATTTGTTTATCAATAGCGGGTTACATCAAGGTATCATAAATGGGAAAAACAACTACATTTACAGCGGTGGAATAAAGAGCGTAATCGCTGATGGCTACTACTTTTTAGACGATATTAATGAAATTATAAAAAAAATTATAAAAGATTATGAAATTTTTAATGGCTTTGCACTAAAATTTGAAAAATTTAATAACATACTAAAATGTGACTATATTAGCGTGGCTAATGTAAGAATTTTGAAGGATGGAAGCTATGCCNACTGCGAAAACTGGACTGGTCGAAAAAATATCATNTATTATAGTGATTTTTTCGACAAAGAATGGATAAATAATACTGCAATAGCGTTTTTCGGCCTTGACCCGTTCATTTTAAGCGATGAAAATAATGTAAATTTTATAAATAACTACCCTGTACCTATTTACAATTCTGCTATACCTTCAATTTTGACGGATATAGCGATAAAATTTTATAATTTAGGTGAAATTTACAACGGCTTCAAGGCGAGTAGTATTATAGATATAATCGCAGGAAAGCAGTTAAGTGAGGATGAAAAGCAAGATTACATCAACGATTTAAGAAAATCTATTTACGATAAAAACAGCTGGGGTGCAGCTTATATAAATTTTTCGGAAGGTGATTCACCTTCGGTGGTCGTAAATCCAATACCGCAGACGGATATGGTAGATAGGTATAACGCAGTCTGGGAGGCTGTTAAGGAGGATATATTAATCTCACACCAAATCACTAATCCCCTGCTCGTAGGTATAAAAACACCGGGTCAGCTTGGTGGAGCTACGGAGTTGGCTACCAGTTTTGACATTTTTCGTGCACAATANATNCTACCTCGTCGAAACTATTTACTCGATTGTCTTAAAAACATAGGTATAAACGTGGAAATAGAAGAGATTTTACCTAATTTTTTGAAGCAGGCTACTACAAATTATATGTTTAGCAGTGAAAAAGAGTTTATTGAAGATGATAAAGTAGATTTTATATTAGAATTATTTAGCAAAGTAGGTAAAAAGATAGATGATAGTGTAAAAATTATCTATGAACACGGATTAGAAGAGGATGGAAGTGGTGGAATTGAAGATTATGAAGTAGTGAAATATATGCAGTTTGCACAAAATTTAAGCTATAATGACTACGTAATATTAAATGCTATAAATGAAAAAGCCAATTTGTTAGGAATAATCGACGAATTAGGTATTTCAAAAGACAGATTAGACAAAAGTTTAGAAATATTGAAAGAAAACGGCTATATAAAAGGGTTTGATGTTACAAAAGCTGGGAAAAACTTGTTACAACAGGCTAATATTCAAGTGGTTAGAACTTACTATAGATATACGGTAAAGCCGGGTTTTGGAGATCCTATTATTCCGACTTCGAGAAAATTTTGTATACAAATGATTAGAGAGAATAGAATTTACACAAAAAAGGAAATAGACACTATCTCGGCAAGAGCAGGCTTGGACGTGTGGCTCTATAGAGGGGGGTGGTATAAAAACTATCCATGGTGCAGACATTACTGGAAGCAAGTTTTTGTTTTAGAACCTATAAATAAATAAAAAAATAATATGACATTTGAGGAATTGTTTACAGTATCTGAAATAAAAGATATTAGCATTATGCAGAAAAATATCAATGATGATATTATAGCTACTTTATTACAGAACGTGAAAGAGATTGAATTTTTGCCACTTTTTAAAAATAATTTTTTTGAAGATTTTTTACAGAGATGGGCAGATGGAACGCAGACTACACAAGATATACAGCTAAAACACTATATGCTATTATACATAACTAAATGTATAGAATATAGGGCTGTAACGACTTTGACGTATCAGATACGTGCGAGTGGAATTGTTAGTATGAACGCAGAAAATGCAAATAGGGTATCTGATAATGAAAGAAAGAATTTATTAAATCAGCTAAATAGCGATAAAGAATTCTATAAAAGTCAAATGCTTAAATTTATACAAAATAATTATTATACACACGTAAATAGCAAAGCATATAAAAACTTTCAAATATTATGAATTTTAAAGATTTTTTAATAGACATAGATAATTTTTTAGCTAATGAGAATATTTTTGCAAGCTACTACTATTCTTATGTTAACAATGTTTTTACTGAAAGAAAGTTGAAATATCCGCTACTCGTCTATCACGTTGACGGCTTCAATCATAGTATTTTAGAGAATTCTATCACGAATTTAAAATTTAATTTTTTTGCTTTTGATAAGCTAAAAACTGATAATAGTAATGTTATAGAAGTTCAAGATGATTTGTTAAAAAGGCTTATTTATCTACAATTTTACTTAAAACGTGTGCATTATGCCACTAATTTTAACTTAACAGCCGTGTCGGATGAGGCTTACAGCGAAAAAATAACAGGATGGATAATGAATTGTGAAGTGAAGTTAGATACTACTAATGACACTTGTATTAAAGAAAAAACACTAAAGGAAAAGGTAGAAGATTATGCTAAAGTTATCAAAAGATACTCTGATATAGATCTGTGGCTGCGTGCAGATTATGGAGTTGTTACTGATAGTAATAATAAAGTAAGTAGGTGGGAAGACTTTGTCCATCCTGATTACAACATAATCCAAAATGCAGCTAATAGACGACCTTTATTAGTTGATAATTATGCTAATACCTTTCCAGCACTGCAATTTGATGGTGTGGATGATTNTTTGAATGGTGGTGATATATGCGATTTAAAGCTCACTGGAGGGACGCTAATAACTGTGTTGCAGCATGAGTATTTGACAAATATTAGACATTTTGCTATTTCAAAAGCTAATGATTATAAGACTGATAAAAGCTGGTATATAAGGATAACATCTGGGGCTGAAAATTTTTTGATTGGTTTTGCTGTGGTAAAAGGAAGCGAAATAATATATTCATTCAGCGGCTATTATCAAACGCCAGAATATAAATTAGAAAATGTAGTTGTAGCTTGGAAAATAGACAATGCTAATAATGTAATTAAAAAATATCAAAATGGTGTAAATACGGCTACTAATGCTTTTGATGGCACTTATGATATGAATAATAATTATGATTTGATAATAGGAGCTGTGGGGAGGACTGGTTTAGACCCACAAATGTTTTGGGAAGGGCACATAATGGAAATACTAAAGTTTAATAGAGTGCTAACTGATGACGAGTTTGCATACGTGCACGAATATTTAAATTTAAAATATAACTTATATTAAAAAAATAAATATGTTAATAGAACAAATAATTTTAAAAACACAAGAGCTGACAACAAAAATATTAGATATATCGGCTATAAACTCGCTGTTAATCATACCTTTAGCTATTTTAAGTAGTTTTTTTATAAACGTGCAATGGTATTTTTATATAATATTTATAGTAATAGTGCTGGATATAGTTACAGCCTTGTTAGTAGCTAAAAAGAATAAGATAAAAATTGAGAGTAACAAGTTTTTTAATAGTATTGTAAAAATAGGATATTACTACACAATAATGTTAGTGCTATATTTGATTGATTATTTTGTAATAAAAGATGGCTTTATTTTAATTAACTTTGCAAGTGTAATTATTTTGATAAATGAACTCATTTCAATAGATGAAAATATTTGTAAACTTATAGGTCGCAATACAGCACTCACAAAGGTATTTAGGCTAGTTGAGAAAATGTATTATGACTTTATAAAAAAGTTTATTGATAAAAATCAATAAAATAATGTATAAATTTGATAGCAAAAAATTTGGTTTTTCTAAAAAATATTTTGTATATTTGCAAAAAAAAATATGGAAGTGATTATTAATTTATCAGCAAAAAAATTAAAGAGAAGTGGTGATTTATATTATATAGATACGCCATCTACTTTAAATTTATCTAATTGTAAGTTTATAGAGGAGTATGCATTTTGTGATAGTAAATTTGTAGGGAAACTAAAAATACCTAATTGTAAAAAAATAGGTCAACACGCTTTTGCGAGTAGTGTGTTTTCTGAAATAACAATAAATGATAATGTTGTTTTAGAAAAGAGCTGTTTGGGAATTTATAGTTATGAGTTTTTTAGAGATTATGAAAAAAACAATAAAAAAGCAGGAACTTATGTTTTTAATTTAAAAAAAAATGAATGGATATATCAAAAATAATCGCATCATAAGGGATTGAAATACTAAATTCTACTTAGTTGTTTTCATAATTTTATTTTTTAGGAGTTAGACAGGGGGCGCAAGCCCCCTTGTTTATTGGTGTTCATAGATATGTATTTACAAATATTTGTAGTCGTTTGTAAACGGATATATGGAATTTTTTGTTTAATTTTGCTAAAAAAATATGGATACAAAAGAATTAGTAAAAACAGCAAGAATGTTTATAAAAGACAAGTATTATAGCTATATTGAACAGTATTGTGAAAAATACGAAATAAATACAGTTGAACGAATTTGTCATTTTTTAGCTCAAACGAACTATGAAAGTGGATATATGAACTACATAGAAGAAAAATTTACTTATAGTGCTAAACGATTATTGAAAGTTTTTCCGAAATACTTTAAAACTATCGACGAAGCTAATGAATATGCCTATAAACCTGAAAAAATAGCTAATAAAGTGTATGCTAATCGAATGGGTAACGGTGATGAGCAAAGTGGTGATGGTTACAGGTATAGGGGGCGTGGTTTGATACAGCTAACAGGAAAAAATAACTATTTGAAATTTTCAAAATGGTATAATGACAGCAAAATTTTCGTAGATAGTCCAGATTTACTTTTACAACCGCAATTTGCTGTGCTTTCGGCGTTTTTTTATTGGGATATTAAAAATCTAAATAGTTACATTGTAGACAATGAAAATGCTTATAATATATGTAAGTGCATAACAAAAAAAATAAACGGGGGCTACAATGGGTTGGAGGAGCGTTTTAGGTTATATAAGAAAATACGTGAGCTATATAATGAATTTGATAAAGATTATTATGAATAAAAGAGAAAAAAAGTTATTTTTTGTAGTATTAGTTCTGTTAGCTATTTTGTTATTTAATGTAGAAAGCATTAAAAAGAAAAATCAAATAATTAATACTAATAAAAAACTTATTAGTAGCTATAAAGAGCGCATAAACAGTAGTAATTTGGCTATAGATAGCTTACAAAATGCTATAAAACTATCTAAAAAAGTAGACACTATAATAAAATATAGATATAAACAAAAGATAGATAGCATCTATGTTTATACACACGACGACTATATTAGCTTTTATGATACTTTACTGCATACAAATATACAAAAATCAGACACGTTTATATGCTTTGATAGTATAAGTATACAAAAGTTATCTATTAAGTTATTAGAATGTGGAAAAGATAGTGAATTGTTAGCTAATTGTTATATACAAAATAACTTATATGCTAATATTATTAACATTCAAGATAGTGTAAATGCGAGCTTGGAAGATATGTATAAACAAAAAGTAAAGAAATTAAAAAGGCAGCGCAATACCTTTGCTGGTGCCACTTTGGTTGAGTTTTTGGTAATTTTAGGTTTAATTACAAAGTAAAATAAAACAATGGAAAAAATAATTAATAAAATTAAAGAAAGATTAGAGCAGCTTAATATTAAGCAAATAATAAAAGTATTTGGAGTATTTTTATTAGATACATTTATAATTCTATTTAAGATAATAATAATCGTACCAATGATGATAGGTTATATTTGGGCAGATATTTTATTAAAATTTTTTTCACAAAAATAAAAAAAATAATAAAAAATAAAAAATATGAGAACATATCTATATAATGATAACAATTATATAAAGCTCTACAATGCTGATTGTTTAGAAATAATGCAACGTTTAGTTAATAAAGGAATGCAAGTTGACGCAATAATAACAGATCCTCCATATGTTTATTTAGATCACAAGTTAGATCGAAGGTTTGATAATCAAAAATTTTTTGAACTTGCATATAGATTAGTAAAAAAAGATGGTTTTTTAGTATTTTTTGGCNGGGGCGTNGAGAATGCCCGCAGAATGGTGATTGCGGAAGATGTTGGCTTTAAGTTTAAGGAGGAAATAGTCTGGAATAAAAAAAAATTCAGCACTTTTACACTTAACTTACACCGCATACACGAGATGGTATATATATTTACAAAAGGGAATGGCACTATAAATAAGGTATATAAACCTGCGACAGATGAAATATTTATCTATGATAAAGATGAGTATATAAAAGTATTAGAAGATAATATAACAAGATTAATTGGTAAAATTAATAATATAAAAAATTTTAATGAATTTGAAAAGTGGAGAAATGGTGGTATAAAAAAAAACTGGATAGGAAAATTTAAAGTTACTGTAGAAAATTTAAATTATACAAATGATAGAAGTTATAGTATTTTAAATAAATATAATAAAGGGAGAGTAGTACAAAGTATTGTTAGTATTTTTAATAGTGTAAGGAACTCGCACTCTCAAATCCATCCNACNGAAAAACCAGTAAAANTNATGGAAATTTTNATTGAGTTNGTAGATAATGGAACTAATGATTTTACAGTATTTGACCCCTTTGCAGGCAGCTGTGCTACTGGTGTTGCGTGTTATAATATGAATAAAAATTTTATCGGTTGCGAAATTGATGGTGGATACTTCAACGCAGCTGTTAATCGGATATACAAAGAATGTCCACAAAAATTATTTATATGAAAAAAGTTATATACATATTATTAATATTATTTTTAATAAGTTGCTCAAAGCAGCAATCAATCAAGTATTTAGAGCAGCGATACTATTCTATCTCGCATTATTACAATGATTTAGATGTTAAGATATATCATATATGCAGCAAATATCAGGCATTACACCTTTATAACGATGTCAAAGGCACTATAATTCAAGAAATTGGCATATCGAACTATCACAAAACAGCTAAACATCGTATGTCTATTATATCTTACACAAACGATATCGGCACTTGTCAATTCCAATCAGCAACATACGATTGGTTATCTACCAAATATGGCATAAACACTAACATCATAGATCCAGAAACCTCTCAAATAACAGTTATGGTGCTGGCTTTCAAAGATGGGAGGCAAAATTATTGGAATGGATATAAAAAATACAAAAATTCTATCGAATAAAATTAGCTATTTATCGAAATATTAACATTACATAGCCGTTTAATTAATTTATCGAAAAAACTATACTTTATGGATAAATATATACTTAATTAATCTAATAAAATTAGCAGTTAGTCTAATAAATGCTAAAATAAGCGTTTACAAACGTTTAATATCCGACTATCTCAAATTTTTGTTGTATCTTTGTGTATTAAAATTTTAGAAAAGCGATGAAAACAAAAAAAATAGACAAAAAACAAATAAGTGTAAAAAACTTAATAGTTTGTCTAAATACGTATAAAAATTCATCTAATTTTTTTACTAATTTGTCTAAAACAGCTAAAATTTATGTAAAAAAATTTGGTTTTTCTAAAAAAATGTTGTAATTTTGTAATGTAAAAATTAAAAAAACAAAAAACCCCAAAAAATAAAAAAAAATTATGAAAACGCAAAAAAACACCCAAGAAGTTAAAAGCAAAGTTACCTTTGAGAATTTTTTCTTAAATACCTTTGCAAATTTTGAAAAAATTAGCAGTGACGAAAGAAAAATGTTAAAAAACACAAACCCTAATTTTATTTCAAAATCTGGTTCAACCTATTGGTATTTAAACGGTTATGTTTACCGCCATTCAACCCACTTTTCAAGAGATACAAGAACCTGTGCTTGGTTTTTAGAAGGTAAAAGTGTAACTAATAATGTATCAGGAATTTATGGCAAATGCAAATTAGAGGATTTTGTGCAAATAAACACAAATGCAGAAATTGGCAAAAAATACAAAATTATATATGCACCAAAAGATAGAAAGGGTGTAGCTACTATAACTGAAGGAGAAGGTGTTTTGCAAAAAACTACTGAATTTTACTATATTTTTGACACTTTTAAAGTTCATAAATGGACATTAGTAACATTGATAGAAAAATAAACCAAAATAACAAAAATTATGGAAACACAAGAACAAAAATTAGAAAAAATCGACATTATCGAAGATAAAGTAGATATCGTCGAAAAAAAACAGCAGAATGCCGAAATTAATGCTTTGACATTGATCGACAAAGCTATAGAAAAAGACATTGATGTCGATAAATTTGCAAAATTAGTCGATATTGTTAAGATGTTAGAAAATGAAAAAGCAAAACGAGACTTCTATGAAGCTTTGAGTAATTTTCAAGGTGAAGTGCCACCTATTAAGAAACTTTCAAGAGCTGATATGGGGTACGGGAAACCTAAGTACAATTACGCCGAGTTTGGTGAGATTGTTACTACTATTCAAGAACCTTTAAAAAGGCACGGGTTGAGCTATCATTTTGAAATCGGCAACGAACCTGTTGTCATAAAAGGTGAAAAAGGCGAGGATGTGATAGTAGAATTCGTAGCTGTAACCTGCACCGTAGCTCACAAAAGTGGTTATGAAAAAACCACTACGATGAGCGTTCAAAAAGACGCAGGTGCAGGAAAAAGTAATGTCCAAGCTGTTGGTTCTACGATTACATATTTAAAAAGATATACACTTTTAGCTTTACTCGGTATCGGCACAGCAGACCCTGACGACGACGCTGTTAGCACCATACCTGATAATCAAAAAAATATAGATAAAAAAGAAGATAAAAGCGTTTTATTAGCCGAAATTAAAGACAAACTCGAACATTGTAGTGACGAAGAGACCGTAAAAAAGATATGGAGCAAATATCAAAAATACAGCACCGACGCTGATGTATTGAACCTCTTCACAGAGTGGCGAAGAAATCAAGCTAATAAAGTAGAAAAAACTAATAAAACTACCAAAAAAATAGACAGAAAGGAGGATGATAGCGATGAATTACAGTTATAATATTAGCAATTCAATGTTGCAAGCGTTTTTAGATTGTTTAAACAATAAATCGTGTTTTTACGAATTTTATCATAGATATATAGTTAAAGACTACTCACCTGCACCCTCTCCTGCTATGCAGCTTGGAATATGGTTTGAGTATCAGTGTACAGGTGCCCTTCCCCGTTCAGGGGAGGCACCATCTCCTGTAACGTTGAAAAACGGAAAATTATCAGCTGATTATGAACGTATGTTATATCATATTGACAAATTCAAAAAAATTGTCGATAGTTATAACATAGAAATTTTAGAGGTTTCGAAGGAAATCGTTTACAAACAGATAAAGGGGATTCTCGACATTTACTGCAAAGTGGATGGTCTTGAAAGTATAATAGACCTAAAGACCACCGCACAAATCGGAAATAGGTGGGACGATTTCGGTTGGGATGATAGGAATTTTCAGTATTCTACTCATATTCTGCAGCCAGCTATTTATAAATATTTGATATATAAAACATTAGGAATAGAGGATGTGCCTTTTTACTACCTTGTTTTTAGCACGAAAAATACTGATATACTATTTTGGGAGGTTAAGTATTTAGACTTCGATGAAATGTGTTTACAGGTGGAGGATTTAGCTAATAGATTAGATGAATTTATACAAAATTCTGACGAAAGTAGTTATACGCCTATCTGCGATTACAAGGTGTGTCAAAAATGCGAAATGAACTGCTTTTATCGACAGGAAATTCCAAAAGTAGAGACGAAATTTTTAAAGTTAAATTTTTAAAAAATTAAAGTTATGGAAAATAAAGAAGATAGAAAATTTTTTATGAATTGTATAAATTATATCTATGAAACTTATAAAGATTATGATATAACTTGTTATTATTTAGTTAGTTTTAGAACACCATTATTTGACTATAATGTGCCAATTTTGCTTCTTTATATAGAAGATTTAAACGATGTAGGTATAGCTTTTACTTTTAATAGAAATCAATGTTCATATGGAAAAGGTGGCAAATTTATGGGATTTAATAAAAAAGACTACTTTCATATAAATGTTAGTAGCTTTGATGATTTTAAAGCCATTTTAAATAAACATTTTTATATTTTTAGTTATGAAAAATGATAACATAGTAGCCGTTTTTTATGATAATTATTTGAACGCTGATAACTTCGATAGTTATTATGAAAGAGACGGCGTAAAATATAAACGTGTAAGGGTAAATAGTTTAGATGAATTTAAAGAAATAGTAGACCAATATTTTAAAAAATAAAGTTATGGAAAAAGAAGAATTAGTAGCCGTCTTTGAAATAATAAACGGTAAAATTCAATTTTTAGGGCTATCTAAAAATTTTGAAGAAGATTACAAAATCACGACAGTAACTACGAATAGAGAGATTTACTATAAAAAGTTAGACGAGTGTGAAGATTATGAACTTAACTTGATACCTGATACCATAGAAGGAATTTGGTTTTATATGTATAAAAGAATGTTAGAGCAATGTTGGAAATACTTTTTACAAACTTTTTATAATTATGATGATGTAATTTGTGATGCTGTAAAAGGCGATGTAAACCTAATTTTTAGTGATGATTTACCAGATTTGCTTTTACGTGTAAAAGAAATTGATGAGGTAGGTTTAGCTATATATTTCCCTGAAAACCTGTCTAATATTGAAGATTTTACAACTTATTATGAAAAAGATGGGATTAAATATCTACGTGTATTTATAAAGAATTTCGACGAGTTTAAGATTATAGTAGACCAATATTTTAAAAAATAAAGATTATGGAAAAGAAAAATTATGATGGACATAGTAAGTTGCAAAGCGCTTGTGTGCGATGGTTTAAGTATCAGTATAAAGAATACGAATATAGGCTTATAAAAATAGGCAATGAAGTGCCTATTTATAATGACGAGTTACGTATAAAGTTGTATAACAAATTTAAAGCAGAGGGGCTCCTGGATGGAGCCCCAGATATGTTTTTAGCAGTTGGGAACTATCTTTATAACGGGCTTTTTATAGAATTTAAATATGGCGACGACCGGTTACGTAAAAAACAGGTCGATGTTATAAAAAGTTTGGAGGAAGGCAACTACAGGTGCGTGATTGTGCGNAGNNTNGANGAGTTTATGGAGGTAATAAANGAATATTTATCAATAAGATAGTTGATAAATATCAATAAAAAGATTGATTTATATCAATGTTTTGTTTGATAAATATCAATAAGTTGATTGATTTATATCAATAAAATGAATGTAATATATCATAAAATTTATTGACAAAATTCACGAAAAAAGTGTAAAAAATAGACACGTAAAAATTTGATTTTTAAATGTATAACAGTTTAAATTTGTAAAAAAATGGCAACAAGGGGCGAAATTGAAGATTATTTTTTAAAAAATTAAGAATATGGCAGATAATATCTTTAAAAAATTACGTGAGATAGGTATCTCATCGATACCTGTAAATTCAGAAAAAAAACCGAGATTAAATTCTTGGAAAGAATACCAAAAAAGGTTACCGACTATCCAAGAATGCGAACAATGGGACAGTATCAAAAGCGATGGAATAGCAGTTGTGTGCGGTAGGATTTCAGGAAACCTCGAAGTTATTGACATTGATAATAAATTCGAGATGGCTGAACAAATTTATGAAGATATAACAAGAAAAATTACTGCACAACGAATAGATTTACTCGATAAACTTGTATTTGAGAAAAGCAAAAACAACGGCTATCATATAATTTATAGATGTAACAAAATAGAAGGTAATCAGAAATTAGCTATCTATGAGGATTTAAATAGTGGTGAAGGTGAAAAGGCTACTGTAATAGAGACGAGNGGNGAGGGNGGNTACTGTATAATTTANCCNTCGCCTGGCTATCAACAATTACAAAAAAATATCCTAAAAGTTGAGGAAATAACAGAGGAGGAGCGTGATTATTTATTTGAACTTTGCGGTTTATGGGATAATGGACGTGATAGTAGTGAAAAAATAGTTGTAAATGATAAAAAAACTGATACTAATACTAATAAAAATACCGACGAAATAGACATTTTTAAATGGTATAATGAAAGGGATGATTTTATACAAGTTTTAACCGCTCACGGGTGGAAGGAACTATCTAGGAATAGCAAAAAAATTACTTTTAAACGGCCTGGCAAGGAGGATAAAGGTGGTTCAGCAGATTTTTTATTTGATAAACGGTGTTTTCACGTGTTTACGTCGAATGGCTATCCGTTCGAGAACGATGAGAACTACTCTCCTTTTGATGTTTTTATGATGTTAGAAGCCAATGGTGATTTAAAAGAAGCTGTAAAACTTTTATTAGAAAAATATCCAGAACTTGATAAAAATAACAAAAAAAGCAATAAAAAAATACAAAAAAATGATAAAAATACTGATAATAGTGAACAAAACGAGAAAAAAATTGAGCAAAAATATGATGTTTTTGAATTTTGGCAATTTAAAAGTAAAACTAATCACGATGAGCTTGTTATAGACCTAAAAAAATTAGCTCAATTCCTATATCGCAACGATTTTTTCTACTACTATAAAGACAAAGATAGCAACGTTTTAGTGCGAGAAGTTCAAAAAAATATCGTGGAGCAGGTTACTGAAAATTACATCATAAAATTTTTACAAGATTACATTAAAAGCTTGCCTGATGATTATTACTATGATACTAAAGAACAATTCGGCAAAGATTATCTGATAGAGCTTTTGAGCGTGCTAAACAAACGAAATTTAGATAATGTTTTACACAATCTTGAACGTCGTGAACTTGAATTTAATAAAGATACAGAAGACACGTGTTACAAATATTTTAAAAATTGTATAGTTAAGATTACAGCTACGAACGTGGAATATTTACAATATAGCGATTTAAAAAAATACATTTGGAGGGAAAACATAATTGATAGAGAGTACCACACGCAAGACCCTATTGGCAAGGTTTCAGAAGTTTTTGAATTTCATAAGTTAGTTACAAGTAGCAGAAACGTTTTAGGAGAAGTAGTGCCAAATCCACAACGACATAATGCTTTGCGATCGGCTCTCGGTTATCTGATGCATAACTACAAAGGCTACCTGGACACAAAAGCAATCGTATTTTGTGAGGAGCAGGTAAGTGATAGCGGTGGCAGAACAGGTAAAACCCTCACGTGCCAAATGCTCGAGCAAATGGGCGAGGTGTTTGCAAAAATAAATGGTAGAAACGTAGATTTTAGAAATAGGTTTTTGTTTCAGAATGTAGAATATAACACAAATATAATATCCATAGATGACACGAGTAAAAGGTTCAATTTCGGCGGGCTTTATTCTATTATCACAAATGGCTTGATAGTTGAAAAGAAAAATAAAACTTCAATTCAGCTATCTCACCAAGACACACCAAAGTTTGTTATTACAACTAATCAGGTCTTGACAGATGATAGCAATAGCGGGCGAAGTAGAAAGTTTGAAATTGAATTCTCCGACTATTTTTCCGATGACCACACGCCTGCCGATGAATTCGGACACCTATTTTTTAAAGATTGGGATGATGAACAGTGGAACCTATTTTTCGACTATATGATAGGTAGTATACAGCTTTACCTCTACGGTGGTTTAATGAAATATGAAAGTAAAACGTTGAAAAATAGGAAATTAGAATCTTATTTTGAAGACGAGGATATACTTAATTTTTGTGATAGCATCTGTTTATCTATCTTGTTAGAGAAAAAAAATATGAGTAATAAAGAGATATTCGAACTATGGCAGAAAGACCACGATAAAAATGAATATAAACAAGCTGATATTACAAGATTTATGAATAAATTCGTAGAATTGTGCCATTTAAAAGCTATAAAACAGATGCCCTATTGGGCTAATGGCAAAACACAGCGTGGTTTTTGCTATATCCAAATGTATGAAAATTCTAAAGATACATTAGATTTTATTAAAATGCACGAAACGAAAAAAGATAATGTTAATACTCCTTTTTAGATAGTAAAATATTATCTCCCATAATATTTTTACACAAAACTCCCGTGAAATTCAAGTTTGCGGGAGTTTTTTTTATTGAAATACTGATTATTACTGGATTCTTACACTTCTTACAGTGCCTTACATTTATATTACACCTCTGAATGTCTGATAAATAGTAACCCTTACACTTATTACACATTTTTTTGATGTATTACTTATATATATATATATATATTATATATTACTATTTTTTTTTATTATTATTTATTAATTATTTTTCTATAGGGCAAATAGTAAAAAAAAAGTGTAAGATATGTAAGAACTCAATCTGTGACTACGTTTCATTAAGTGTAAGAGTAGTGTAATGGAGTGTAAGATGTGTAAGAATTCAATCGTAGTGTAGTTTTTAGTTTTTTACATATTCTTTATTTACAAAAAAACGGGGTAATAAAAATAAAAATTTATTGATACAAAAATAAGAAGGCGTATAAAGCATTTACAATCAGCGAGTTGTTTTTTTTATTTAACATAACTTAACGTGTTTTTAACATATATTAAAAAAAATTATTATATTTGTATAAAAAATTTAGATATGAGTAAGGAAAAGTGGACAAAGCAAAAAATATTACAAACTTGTTTATATCTTATACCTAAAAAAAATCCTGAAACCTTAAATACTCTTTTAGCAGTAATAGAGCGTGAGGGGAGGTATTTTTCAAAACCTACTTTTTATAAAAAAATAAGACCAGATTCAAAAGAATATCAGCAAATAGTAGAAGCGATTGAAGATAACAATTTATATTTAAGTGCATATGGTATTAATAAATTAAAATTTTTAGTAGATAACTATAATTTGAAAGCGATAGAAGATTGGTTGCGAATTTATGGTAGTGATAAAGTTAAGCAAGCCTTGAGTAGAAATTACAATATAACAGCGAAAGCGGATATTAGTTTTGAACAAGAAATGAAAAAAGTAGAAGAGGATTTGAGTAAATTTTCTAAAGAGGAACTTCTGCAGTATCGAGCTTTAAGAAAAAAATTATTAAACAATGAATAAAGAAGAGGCAGTAGATTTATATTTAGATAGAATTTTTTTACAATCAAATTTTTATGAGTTTTTTAAATTCTTTTGGACAGCAATAAACAACGAAACTCTGATAGATAACTGGCATATAAAATATTTATGTGACGAGCTTCAAGCCGTTGCTGAACGTGTAATCAAGCGTGAGAAAAAAGAATACGATTTGATAATTAATATTCCGCCTTCGAAGAGTAAAACTTCTATTCTGAATATCTATTTTCCACTATGGTGTTGGGTAAACGATTATAC